TTGGCTACCTACAAAAAGCAATTAAACCACTAAACCAGTTAAAGTCGATGGAAGACTCGCTAGTAATCTATCGTATTTCACGTGCTCCAGAACGCCGTATTTTCTACATCGACGTTGGTAATCTACCAAAGATGAAAGCTGAGCAGTATCTTCGTGATATTATGACTCGCTTTAAGAACCGCATAGTTTATGATGCACAGACTGGTGAAATTCGTGATGACCGCAAGCATATGACAATGCTTGAAGACTTTTGGCTACCGCGTCGTGAAGGTGGTAAGGGTACAGAGATTACCACGCTTCCTGGTGGTCAAAACCTTGGTCAAATCGACGATATCATCTACTTCCAGCGTAAGCTTTATAAGTCGCTGAATGTTCCGATTACTCGTCTTGATCCGGAACAGAACTATAACTTCGGTCGTGCAACTGAAATCTCACGAGACGAAGTTAAGTTTGCTAAGTTTATTACTCGCCTTCGTGGTAAGTTCTCCGAACTTTTCAACAAGATTCTTGAGAAGCAACTCATCCTCAAGGGTGTTATTACCAGTGAAGATTGGCAAGAGTTTAAAGCCACCTTCAAGTATGAGTACTCAGAAGATAACCACTTCGCTGAATTAAGAAATACAGAAATTCTTCGTGATCGTATCTCAATGCTTCGTGACATTGATGACTATACAGGCAAGTACTACTCACACGAATGGGTACGTCGTAATATTCTGTATCAGACTGAAAAAGACATGAACGAAATCGACGAGCAGATCGTTGATGAAATGAACAACCCACAATATAACCCAGCGCTGGTAGAACCAGATGGTCGACCAATGGAAGCTCTGGGACCTGAAGACACGAGTGGTGCACTCGGTCTAAACACCGGAAAGCCAGAAGCACTGCCAAATGTGCCGGATCTGGTGAAGAAACCAGCTTAATTATAAATAATAAAAAATTTGGAGAAAACTATGGCCGATATTGATGATCTTATCCACTTTTCTATGAATCAGCAGCCAACTAAGTTTGCTTCTGCATTCGATGAAATTGTGGGTCAAAAGGCAGTTGCAGCTATTGATGATATGAGAATCACTGTAGCGCAAAGCATGTTTGGCGCAGAAGAAAGCGTCGACGACGAAGACGATTTCGATCTTGAAGACGAAGATTTTAAAGATATCGACTGGGACGAAGATGATGATTTAGACTTAGACAACGAAGATTTAGAAGGATTCGAAGACGATGGCGAAGACGCTTAATCAATTTCTAGAAGGTTATCTCAAAGTTAAGAATCCTGACGAACAAAAGTTCGTGGATAAGCACGTTGTTGCTAAGCATGCAGATCGCAATGGCAACGACGATGAAGTTTTCAAGGGTTCAAAAGTCAAGATGGATGATCGCCGCAAGACTCGCCACGGTTATAACCCAGGCGAAGACGAGAAGGTTTACGAAGAACTCAAGGGTAATCAGCACAAGATCGATGCCAACAAAAATGGCAAGGTTGATGCTCATGATTTCAAACTTCTTCGTAAGAAGAAGAAAGTTGCTGATGAATCCGGACTGGTCGACGAATCTAAGAATAAACCATACGTAAAGCCATTTATGCGTCAAGGAAGCACACAACAGGCTGGTTGGAAGGCTTCAAATAAGCATGGTAAAGTAAAATATTTCGGTATAGATTTTAAGTCTTCAGCACATAAACATGCTGGAATTTCAGAATCCGAACTTAAAGAAAAGCTGGACATGGACAAAGCCTCGATGGGAGATGTAATTAAGGATTTCCAAGATTCGAATGCTCCACAGTTTAAGGGTAAGTCAAAAGAAAAGCGCCGCGCAATGGCGATTGCAGCAAAACTGACTGCAGAACGTGGTGGTAAGCCACTTCGTAAGGAAGAAAAGCTTGCTGAACTTCTTGGTGATCTGGCAGAATCACATCGTCGTACCATGCTTTTTGTGTTTGATAAATTAAATGAAAGCAACCAAAAGAAGTTCCTTGAAGCATGTGAAACAGAAGAAGGTATTGATGCAATGCTTGACTTCTCAATTGAACATAGAGGCGAATAATGGCTGTATCATTCGTATCAAATAAGAAAAATACAGCGGCCACTATTCACGTTTCGGTTGCTAACACTACAATCAAAGTGTCTGGCAATAGCACAACTACTAACGTAGATTCTACACCTGTTTGTCTTGCAGTCGATAACGAAGTACTTACCGGTGCTTATATTGCACAGGTGTTCTGGGGTATCGATCCATCTGGCTACGCTGTATTGAAGCGTGGTTCAACTCCAGTCGCTGTATATGACTCGACCGGATACAAGGATTATGCTGGTTGTGGTATGGCTCTAACTGTTGGTCAGTCTGCTAACCTGACAGTAGAGTTTGTCGGAACTGCAAATGGTTACGTCCTTCTCGAAGTTCAGAAGGTTGGTACATTCACCTCTGAATATAATAACAGGTAAGGTAAAAAGATGAAGCTCATTACAGAAGTCTTTGAAGACCTGAAAACAATTACCGAAGCTCGTGAAGACGGCAAGAAGAACGTATACATCGAGGGCGTGTTTCTTCAGGGCGGCATTCAGAATCGCAATGGGCGCGTGTATCCAGTTGAGACTCTTGCCAAGGAAGTTGATCGCTACAACGAAGTATACGTCAAGTCAGGCAGAGCGCTAGGTGAACTCGGTCATCCAGAAGGTCCACAGATTAATCTCGATCGAGTTTCTCACCTGATTATAAGTCTTCGCCAAGAAGAAAATAATTTCATTGGTCGTGCAAAACTGATCGATACTCCATTCGGTAGCATTGCCAAGGGTCTTGTTAGTGAAGGCGTAAAGCTCGGTGTTTCTTCTCGTGGTATGGGTTCTCTGAAACTCAACAAAGAAGGAATCAACGAAGTACAGAACGATTTCTATCTTGTAACAGCCGCTGATATCGTAGCAGATCCTTCGGCTCCAGATGCTTTTGTTAATGGTGTCATGGAAGGTGTAGAATGGATCTGGGAAAATGATCTACTAGTTGCCAAAAAAGCTCATATTGCCGAACAAACAGTTCAAACAATTGAAAAAGCGGTGTCTTCTCGAGAACTAGAAGCCAAGAAATTTAAGATATTTGAGAATTTTATTAACAAAATTTCAAAATTATCAATTAAATAAATAAGTCAAATTCACAAGGAGTGTAAAATGTCAGATAAGGAACTAACTGATATCGTTGAGAACGAAGTTAACTTCGACAAAATTCTTGACGAGACATCTGCTTCGGAAACGCTGAAGCCTAACCCAACTCGTGCAGAAATGCTAGCGACATTTACTTCGCTGCTTGCTCAGCTAAAGGGTGAGGATCTATCTCGCTTCTTTAACGATTCGATTAAGAAGCTGAGCGTTGATAATGTTCCATCGGCAACTGCTCCTGGTCAAATGCAAGCGGCAACAATGGGTGCCATGAAGGAAGACGTTGCTGAAATGTTTGCAGGCGACGACCTTTCAGAAGAGTTCAAGGAAAAGGCTTCAACAATCTTCGAAGCTGCTGTGACAGCCCGTATGAACCTTGAAACCATTCGTCTTGAAGAAGAATTTGCAGCACAGCTTGATGAAGCTATTCTTGATATTCAAGAAGAGATGACCGAAAAGGTCGATCAATATCTTGATTACGTAGTAGAGCAGTGGATCGAAGAAAACAAGCTTGCTATTGAAGCTTCAATCCGCACAAGTGTTACAGAAAACTTCATGGATGGTCTTCATAAATTGTTTGCTGAAAGCTATATCAATGTACCTGACGAAAAGCTCGACGTTCTCGGTGAGCTTCAGGCACAAGTCGAAGAGCTTGAAGACAAGCTCGATGAATCCGTGAATAAGCAACTTGAGCTTCAAGCAATTCTTGATGAAGCAACTATGGAAGCTACATTCGACGAAGTAAGCGAAGGACTAGCAGCCACGCATGTTGAAAAGCTTCGCACTCTAGCAGAAGGCCTTGATTTCAGCGATGCTGAATCATATGCCAAGAAGCTCAACATCATTAAGAACAAGTACTTCTCAGAAAAGAAAGAAGTCTCAACTGGTGTTATAACTGAAGAAGCTGAAAATGGTGTTGACCAGCCGGTAGAAGTACCTGCTCATATGGCTCACTATGTAAGTGCTATTTCAAGAAACGCAAAGTAATAAATAACATACCAAATACAAAGAAGGGTAAAGGGAGAATAAAATGTTAGCTGAGGAACTACAAAACAAGTGGAAGCCAGTGCTTGAGCACATTGATCTTCCAGAGATCGGTAGCGCGCACAAGCGTTACGTAACCGCACAAATTCTAGAAAACACCGAGCAAGCTCTTCGTGAGTCGGCTGCTCAGGGTGGTGCACAACAACTTCTTGGCGAAGCCACACACGTTAACGTTGCTGGCAACGCTGCAAACTTTGACCCAGTGCTTATTTCGCTGGTTCGTCGTTCGATGCCAAACCTGATTGCTTACGACGTCTGCGGCGTTCAGCCAATGTCGGGTCCAACGGGTCTTATCTTCGCAATGCGTTCGAAGTATGCTAACTCAACCGCTCTTGGTGACGAAGCATTCTACAACGAAGCAAACACTGGTCACGCTTCGCGTCTCGGCGCTGGCGTTAACGCTGCAAACACTGGCGCTGCTTCGGCAACTGCAGTTGGTGCTAACACTGTTGGTACAGCTCCTGGAGCTTCGAACAACGCAGGCAACTCGACCTATAACTACACAATGGGTCTTCTGCTTGGTTCTGGTGAACTTCTTGGTGCAAACAGCACTTACGTTTTCCCAGAAATGGGCTTCTCGATCGAGAAGGTAACCGTTGCTGCTAAGACACGCGCTCTGAAGGCCGAATACACTCTCGAACTTGCACAGGATCTGAAGGCAATTCACGGTCTTGACGCTGAAACAGAACTGTCAAACATTCTATCAGCTGAAATCCTTTCAGAAATCAACCGTGAAGTTGTTCGCTCGATCATCATCACTGCTGAGCGCGGTGCTGTTGAAGGTACTACAACTGCTGGTTTCTTCGACCTTGACACTGACTCAAACGGCCGTTGGTCGGTAGAAAAATTCAAGGGTCTTCTCTTCCAAATCGAGCGCGAATGCAACCAGATTGCTAAGCAGACTCGTAGAGGTAAGGGTAACATCATCATCTGTTCGTCGGACGTTGCTTCGGCACTTCAGATGGCTGGTGTTCTAGACTATGCTCCAGCTCTGAACACAAACTCGCTGAACATTGACGACACAGGTAATACCTTCGCTGGTGTTATCAACGGTCGCATCAAGGTTTACATCGATCCATATGCTGGCGCCAACTACCTTGTAGTTGGTTATAAGGGTTCGAACCCATATGACGCCGGCCTGTTCTACTGCCCATACGTTCCACTTCAGATGGTTCGTGCAGTTGATACAGGTTCATTCCAACCAAAGATCGGCTTCAAGACACGCTACGGCATGGCACCAAACCCATTTGCCAAGGGTACAACTACAGCTGATTCGACTGCAACCCTCGAGCAGGATTCGAATAAGTACTACCGTCGCGTTATTGTCTCGAACCTTATGTAATTATAAGAGTTGGGATAACCAACCAAAAAACTGAGAGAGGGGGCTTCGGCTCCCTCTCATTTTTTTATGTACATTATAAATAGATGTGATATAATGAATTTAAGCATTCCTAGGAATAATATGTCTATTATCAACGTTCCTGCAAATAAGAACTTCCTCTCACCTCTTGGCTTTCGGTTTACGCTCACGCGTGCACCGAATCTCAGCTTTAATGTCCAAGAGGCACGGATCCCAGGGTTGCAGCTAAATCAAGCAGAGTCGCAAACTCCGTTTATTACTATTCCTATTGCTAGCCATATCACCTATAACCCACTGTCTATCTCATTTCGTGTCAGTGAGGATATGGACGACTACCTCGAGATCCATAACTGGATGGTAGGTCTCGGTGCGCCGGAAAGTTTTGCACAATACAAGGCACTGAAGGACGTAGAGCCTGGTAATCCACAGGGTGTTTACTCTGACATCTCTCTACTTATCATGAACAGCGCGATGAGACCGAACATCAAGGTAACTTTTTATGATGCCTTCCCTATTTCATTAGGTGACTTGCAGTTCCTTACAACCGACACTGACGTGAACTATATCCAGTGTACTGCTGACTTCGAATATCTAAACTATAAGATTGAGCTCGTCAGCTAAATAGTTGTGTACTTAATTGATTGATTGTGATATAAGGTTATTATGAAACTAGAAGATATCTTTGCACAATGGGAGCAGGACTCCCGTATCGATCGTTCCGAGCTCGGCAACGAGGCACTGAACATTCCAAAACTCCATCATAAGTATTTCAAGATCTTCACGAACGAACGATTGGTTCTTCGGAAGTACGAAGCTGAACTCAAGCAACTGAAGCTTGCAAAGAATGAATTCTTTACTATGGGTCCGTCGGAGGAAACTCATGCCAAGGGATGGAAGCTTCCTCCTCAGGGTAAGATCCTTCGTTCTGATGTGAATAACTATATAGAGGCAGATCAAGAGGTGATCGATATGACGTTGCGCATTGGTATCCAACAAGAAAAGATCGAGCTTCTTGAATCGATCATCAAATCCCTGACAGGTCG